CATAATAATTCATTTTTACCTAAAAAATTTACATTAGAACATGATAATACTATTTCACAGGGGATCGAAAAAAGAATGACTAAATATATTTAAAATCGTATTATTATATAAATGGGAACGGCATGGTCAAATTTTATCGAAGAAGGCGCAAAATCAAAAGAAAAGGTATATGAAATGGTAAAATGGCAAAATGAAATGATGGAAGTTGAAAGTGCGAAATTGCGCGATCAATATTCAACCGATAATGCTCGCATTAAACATATTACACAAGATATTATGGGTTGGAATCAAGTGAATTTTATATTATGGTTGATTTATTATGTCATTGTATTGGGAATATTTTATTTGTTCTATCAAAATGAAAATATCGAATTATCGTCAAATCAGAAAAAATATATTGGTGCGTTTTTAGTATTGTACCCTTTCTTAATCACCTCATTTGAATTGATCATATATAATTTCATCGTCTTCATCGCAAGTTTAATCAAAAGTCAACCTTATCCAAAACAAGGTGCCGAACAACCGACGTTTTCATTTTTAGATGGATTACCGTCGGTTTATTATTAATATTACTATTTTTGTATCCATTATAATATTGTTCATTATTATAATGGGAGGATTTTTTTCGCTATTTTTAAAACCACATAAAATAGGTGTACCACCATATATTGAACATACCGACGAAGTTGAAGAAAGTAATGAAACGCCAATAATTGACGCAAACTCAATGTTTACAAAAAACTCGAATAAATTTGCTTTATTAATCGGTATTAATTATATTTCGAATAAAAGTAAAAATGACGATTTGAATGGGTGTGTCAATGACATGTATAATTTATGCGAATTTTTACAAAACGATTGTTATTTTTTTGACGAACAAATCATAGTTTTGGAAAATAAAAACGCAAGTTATGAAAATATTATGATCGAATTAGGGACTTTGGTTTATAATAGTAATAAATTTCCGGGGTCCGAAATATGGTTTAGTTATTCGGGCCATGGTACATCTAAATATTCATTTTTTGAAAAAGACAACCGAAGCGAAGTTATATGTCCAAGTGATTACCAAGATAGTGGACTAATTAGTGATGTTTGGTTACAAGAGAATTTTATTCGAAAATTACACAAAGATACAAAATTGTTTGTTTTAATGGATTGTTGTAATTCGGGTTCAAATATGAATTTACCATATTGTTTACAGGATGGTATGGAAACAAAACGCGAACATGATTACGATTCAAGCAATTTGTGTAATATTATAAAAATCAGCGGTTGTAGGGATGACCAAACAAGTGCGGATTATTACGATAATAACGATAAAGAATTTCAAGGTGCTTTAACAAATGAATTTTTAAATCTGGATTATCGATCTTCCATGGTAACCAATATTCAGACTATTGTGCGAAATTTAACAAATCGAGGATTTAGTCAACGCCCCGTTTTATCATTTTCCAATGAAAAATGCTCGCAAATGACATTAATTTAATAATTGAAAAAAAAATGAACAAATAACATATACTATATGTTATTTGGTTACGCGAATGAAAATGATATTATTGAAATAGAAAAGTGTGGAAGAGAGTGCTTGCCATTATATTACAGTAGTAAAGATCTTACTCATATGTTACATGACGAAAATCACAAATTGTTGACAATTGTAGACGAAGACAAACTTATAGGTTTTGCCATTACGAAAACGGGAGAAAATAATTTAGCATATATAATGTCGATTGGCATTTACCCTCAATATCAAAATAAACAACTAGGTTCAAAAATGTTAGATTTAGTAAAAGAAATTTTGCCCAATAAAAACATTATATTGTACGCACAAACATCAAATAAACGGGCAGTATCTTTCTATAAAAAAAACGAATTTATTATTATGAATAAAATAGATGATTATTATACCAATATTAGCAACAAAAACGCATACAAAATGATATATTTGCGTTGATGTGTGTATGTGATAGTTTTTTTAGATTTTTTGTTTTGTTTGTCTTGTTTTTATTTTTCGTTTTAATAATTTTAGTTTGCTCATATCAATTACTAGTTTTAATTTAATACCTATGTCGTGTGAACATTCCGTACAAATAGCATAAATAGTATCTTGATAGTGTGGAAATAGTTGCGAACACTTCTCGCTTCTACATATTGCCTCGCCGCATTTGTTACAGCATATAATTCTCTTCTTCTCGTCACATTGTGAACAAATGTCTATTCCTTCGCTATTTTTATTAAATAGGAACGTCTCCACATGGGAATCGTAAAGTTGTATATTATCGTAACTCATTGTTTATATTTTTACATTCATAAGAACATGAAAAAACCCATCAATTTTATGATGTGATTGCGTTAATAAATTTTTTCGAATCTTCTTTGTGTTGTAAATATAGGTTTATAATTTCAGCAGGCGTCCATTTATTTTCTTCTATTTTTGATAAATATTTTAATGGTATTTTTTTTTCGTATAAATGCGTATATATATTGCTGAATGTTTTACGAGAGAGTTTAGACATTTCTAACTCAATATCAATGCGACCTGGACGAGTTAATGCCGGATCTAATTTGTTATAATGATTACTAGTAATAATTAAAATTCGCCCAGGCGTTTCGCGAATACCATCCCACATATTCAATATATCATCTAATGTAATTGGATCTTGCGGTTCGATTTTAATATTTTTTGATTTTTCAGTGTCATTAACATCACATTTCTCATCTGTTTTTATTTTTTTTACATACTTAGGCGCAATCGATTGGTTGTTTGTTTTAAATTCGCGTTTCAACACAATATCGCCCAAACAATCAATATCTTCTATCACAATAATTTTTTTATCAAATCCGATAGAACTTGTTTCATTTTTTCGATTATAAGTACTTTCATAGAAAAATTGATATAATTGTTTGCGCGTTTTGAACATTTTCATAGGTAAATTGACAATATGACGTTTTGTGAGATGAGCAATACATTTAATAAGCGATGTTTTACCGGTTCCTGGAAGACCGTGAAGACCAATCCCAAGACTATATGGAATTCCCTTTTTATAATACCATTCTTTATTTTCTAAAAAAAAATTTAATTTTGAAAGAACCATTTCTTTGTTGTCGAAAAACATATTTTCAAAAGAACGAGTTGTATCAAATTCATCTTCTTTCCAGCAATCATTATAATAATCTTCACCTTCGACCTCTTTAATATTGTAAATAAATTGTTTCTTTTCACGTTCCACGCGAACTGTTTCTACATATTTATTTGTTATATCATTTAAAAATTGTTTGATATGATCAGTATTTGTTTTATATGAAAATATGTCAATCGTGATATATTGACTAGAAGACAAAGAAGAAGATCGTTTTTTTTCATGAGTTTCATTTTCGATATAAGTTTTCCCGTATATTTCTAACTCCTTATGAATTAAATAACATCGTTGTTGAGAAATATAATAAAATGTGTCATTCAGTTTTTTTATATGCGAACTAGACGACGTGTTCAGTTCTGTAACTTCATGTATTTGTTGATCCATATGGTTTAATTTCATTAAATAATGCCATAATGCTTTAAAACTATTTGTAAACGATTCAGTTACAGTAATCTCTCCCGAATATTCACATACGTTTCGTATTCGTTCCCCTTTTAATACAACACAATTAGCTTTTGAATATATACATTTATAGTTAAAATTTGAAAAATGATCATATATTCCATATAAATTAATTTGTTCAAATTTTGATAATATCTGAGACATAAATGTCATGGCTAATGGAATGATTACCATAGACATAACTGTTTGATCACTGAAGAACATTATATTATTAAATAACATATTCTATATTTAAATCTATTGTATGAATACTTATAATTTTTGTAGTCAAGTTGGTTTCGCATAGAAATATAATATTTAGGCAAAACGATATAATAAATATATGACTATATAAAATAGTAATGGTATCAACTATTTTTCTAACTGCTTTAAGCGCGTCGTTGTTGATTGGGTCTGTGTGTGGATATGATGTGAAAGATAGATTTCACGATTGGGTGAGTGATTTTAAGGTTCGTATTGAAAATGATGGTCATCGTGACCATTTATTTACGAATTGGTTGGATAATGATGAGCATATTAAAATTGCGAATAGTCAGAATAATACGTATGTTCTAGGTCATAATCAGTTTTCTGGTTTAAATAGTGATGAATTTTCAAAATATTTGGGTTTTTCTGGGTCATTGGGTTCTAGAATGGATAATATTGAACATAAGATTGATGAGGTCAAGTGTTTATCTGGGTGTGTAAAAAGTTTCGATAAGTCGAACAAATTGGGAACTGTTGAATGTGTAAAGGGATGTTTGGATGATCATAAGAATGTCAAGGTTACTGAAAGTGTAAACCTTGCGTCAAGTGTAAATTGGGTTGAAAAGGGCGGTGTAACTCCTGTTAAGGATCAGGGTCAATGTGGTTCATGTTGGTCTTTCTCTACAACTGGAGCACTAGAGGGTGCTTATTTCGTTGCGCACGGTGATTTGAAATCATTTTCCGAGCAGCAACTTGTTTCTTGTGACAATCGCAAGAACGGCGGGAAGGATATGGGTTGTAATGGTGGACTAATGGACAATGCGTTCACATGGATTGAGAAGAATAACGGTCTTTGTTTGGAATCTGATTATCCTTATACATCAGGGACCACAAAGAGCGCGGGTGATTGCGAGACAACTTGTTCGGTTGTTAGTGATAGTGATGTTACTAGTTTTGTTGATGTAAAGGCAAATTCAGATGATGATATGATGAATGCGCTTAATCAGCAACCAGTGTCAATTGCGATTCAGGCAGATCAGAAGGATTTTCAACTATATAAATCGGGTGTATTTAGCGGAGCATGTGGAACACAACTAGATCATGGTGTTTTGGTTGTAGGGTATGGAACTGAAGATGGCGGGGATTACTATTTGGTGAAGAATTCATGGGGAACTACATGGGGATATGATGGTTATATTAAATTGGGTCGCGGGGATGAATATAATAATGGTTCAGGGCAATGTGGAATGTTAATGCAGGCAAGTTTTCCAATTGTTTAAGAATATGACATAAAATAAGAATATCCTTGTATAGGGGTTTAAGGGAAGTATCGCCTTACTTAATCCCGGGAGGCGGCAAAAAAAAGAATATTATTATTCATTGAATAATAATAATCAAATAATGGATTTTACATACAAATATAGTGTGACCAATAGAATGATAGAAAAACAACCTAACCCCATATTTAGGGCAATTTTTGTTCCAAAATCAGTGTAACCGGCAACCATATCGGATATTGTGTGTCCAATAAGTGCTCCGTACAAAGCACCATACGCACCCATACCTTCGAAATATTTCTCTACTTCAATACCTAAAAGCGCAAAAAACGCAACAATGCCATTATCGATCAATCCAAATTTGAAACCAGGAAATTTATCCATATTATATTATAATCATAGTTTAATTCTTCAATTGTTTAATAAATTTGGAAATAGGAGTTAAATCAATATCATCAGAGTTGGATTTTTCATTTAGATTAATTTTATAAT